CTTTCGCGTAACACGCAGGCCTCGCGCGTGACCCCCCTCCCCAAAAAACGGGCAGGAAAGGCAGGTGATTTTATGGCGAGAAAAAAGGAATTGACGAAAGAAGAACGGATTTTACGGGAGGAAAAACGATTAAGAAAAAGTTACAAGGATTTACCAAAAGATAAAATGCAGGTTGTCGATGGACTGATTCGGCGCTCTGCCTTTATGCGAGTGATGATGGAAGATATGGAGAAAGACCTGGACGAAAACGGTTTTGTCGAGATGTTCACACAGTCCGAAAAGACAGAACCATATGAACGGGAACGTCCGGTGGCACGTTTGTACAATACGATGAACAAAAACTACCAGAGTATCATTAAACAGTTGTCCGATTTGCTGCCGAAAGAAGAACCGAAGGAAGAGGATGACGGATTTGAGTCATTCGTTAATGAACGTAATTAGATACCCTTTAAATTACAATCCGATTATAGAGTATTGGGAGAACATCCAAAGTGGCGAGGAAGTTGTCTCGGATAAAGTACGCCGCGTCTACAAAAAGTTAGTGCAAGATATTTTCAATCAGGATAGCGAATGGGAATACAATCTAAAGCGAGCGAATCACGCGATCGAGTTTATCGAAAACTTTTGTAAACACTCTAAAGGAAAAATGGGTGGTAAGCCGTTTGTTTTGGAATTATGGCAAAAGGCCATGATTGCAGCCTTGTTTGGATTCGTTCATAAGATTGACGGTATCAGAAAATACCGTGAGCTAATTTTAATTATTGCCCGTAAGAATGGCAAATCGACGCTTGGTTCGGCTATCGCTTTATATATGCTTCTAGCTGACGGAGAGCCTGGTCCAGAAGTTGTATCGGCGGCGACAAAGAAAGACCAAGCAAAAATAGTTTGGTCCGAATCAAAACGTATGGTTAAAAAATCTCCGGTCTTACGAAAAAGAGTGAGAACCCTTGTACATGAATTGATTAGCGATTTTAACGACGGGACGTTCAAACCGTTATCAAGCGATAGTAACACTCTGGACGGTTTAAACGTTCATTGTGCTTTGATAGATGAATTACATGCGATTGAAGATAAAAACCTTTATGACGTTATCGTTGATGGTATGACAGCAAGAGAACAACCGTTATCCATTATCACAACGACAGCAGGAACTGTTAGGGAAGGTATCTTTGATATCAAATACGATGAAGCTGAAAGAATTATAAATGGCTACGATGATCCAAACGGATATAAAGACGAACACGTCTTACCCATTATTTATGAATTGGACAAGCGTGAGGAATGGACTGATCCGACGAAATGGAAAAAAGCCAATCCTGGACTTGGAACAATTAAAAACCTTGATGAACTAGAACGAAAAGTAAATAAAGCGAAAGCAAATCCTTTGTTGGTAAAAAATCTACTGACAAAGGATTTTAATATTCGTGAAACTACTTCAGAAGCATGGTTGACGTTCGAGCAATTAGATAACAAAGCGACATTCGATATCAGAAAACTAAAACCAAGATATGGTATTGGTGGTGTTGACTTATCGAGCACAACTGACTTAACAGCCGCATGCGCTTTGTTCCAAGTGCCGGATGATGATACTATATACGTCACTCATATGTATTGGTTGCCGGAGGATTTGCTTGAAAAAAGGGTACACGAAGACCGCGTACCTTACGATGTATGGAAAGAACAAGGACTTTTAAGAACCACACCTGGTAACAAGGTTCATTATAAATTTGTGGTTGAATGGTTCCTTGAGATGCAAAACGAGTACGATTTGTATTTGCCTTGGATTGGGTACGACAATTGGTCTGCGACATACTTTGTTGAGGATATGCAGAACAACTTCGGAAAGGATGCTATGATCCCGATTATTCAAGGTAAAAAGACGTTATCGGGGCCAATGAAGTCGTTAGGAGCAGATTTGGAAGCGAAAAGGATTAATTACAATAACAATCCAATCACAAAATGGTGTTTGTCCAATACCAATATTGACGTCGACAAAAACGACAACATTCAACCGTCGAAAGGTAAACAAGGAAAAAGAAGAATAGACGGAACAGCGGCTATGCTTGATGCTTATGTGGTTTATTTAGATAAACATCAAGATTATATCAATCTCATCTAAAGGGGGTGATGGTTTGGGGTTGTTTAACCGGTTTAAAAACAAAACAGTAACTGTATCGAAATTTAAAATGATCACCGATAATGGATACGGTTTTTATTCATGGAATGGTAAATTGTATCATTCCGATATTGTAAGAGCGGCGATCAGACCGAAGGTAAGGGCGATAGGAAAAGCGGTCGCCAAACATATTCGCGGATCACTTGTTAATCCTGACGTTTATATTCGTTTTCTGCTTGAAGAACCTAATCCGTATATGACTGGACAGCAACTGCAAGAAAAATTAGCCACACAATTAGAGCTAAATAATAACGCTTTTGCCTACATTAATCGAGATGAAAACGGTATTGCTACAGAAATATATCCTATTACCACAACGAGTGCTCAAGTTGTCTTAGATGACGCGGACAGATTGTATTTGCGTTTTAATTTAAGAAACGGAAAGACAGTGACCTTTAAATATACCGACATTATCCATTTACGCAAAGATTACTTTGAAGATGATTTGTTCGGTACATCGAATGTTGAAGCCTTAACCCCCTTAATGGAAGTCGTGAATACGACAGATCAGGGAATCGTTAAAGCAATTAAAAATTCGGGTGTCATTCGTTGGTTATTAAAATTCAATCAAACGTTGCGACCGGAAGACATTAAGGCTCAGACAAAACAATTCGTTAATGACTATTTAAACACCGAAAACGAAACGATAGGTGCTGCTGCTACCGACGCAAAAGCTGACGCACAACAAGTCGAGCCGAAAGACTACGTACCAAACGAAAAACAAATGGAAAACACGAAACAGCGGATTTATTCGTTTTTTAATACAAACGAGAAGATCGTTCAAGGAAGTTACAACGAAGATGAATGGATTTCTTATTATGAATCATCGGTCGAACCTGACATTGTACAAATGAGTAATGAATTTACTAGAAAGATATTTACGAGGAGAGAAAGAGGTTTTGGTAACAAAATTATTTTTGAATCAAGCAATCTAACCTTTGCCAGCATGGACACAAAACTAAGATTGGTTGAATATGTCGATAGAGCAATTATGAGCCCGAACGAAGTCAGAGAAATTCTTGGTCGTGCGCCGTACGAAGGTGGCGATGAAATGATCAGGCGTTTGGATACTAGACCGGCTGACGAATAACGAAAGGAGGTGGTTGAATGGCGAAAGTAAGCATACGGGGTGTAATTGTATCCAATGATGACAAATGGATTTACGAATGGTTTGAAATGGATGCGACAAGTCCAAAAGACGTATTTGAATCCATTGAAAAGGCCAATGGTGAAGATTTAGAGGTTGAAATTAATTCAGGCGGTGGCGATGTTTATGCTGGTTCAGAGATTTATACACTATTAAAAGAATATAATGGGAATGTCACAACGAAAATTTTAGGCGTTGCCGCAAGCGCCGCGTCGGTTATTGCGATGGCTGGCGATAAGGTTCTTATTTCTCCGACAGCACAAATTATGATTCACAATGTTTGGTCGACAGCCTCTGGCGATTATAGAGACTTGCAACACGAATCTGATGTTCTGAAAAACTATAACAAGACAATCGCCAATGCTTACCGTATCAAAAGCGGTTTAGAGGAAAGCAAACTGCTAGAAATGATGGATAAAGAAACGTGGCTGACAGCTCAAGATGCGCTTGAATACGGTTTTGTCGACGAGGTGATGTTTGAGAATGGTTCGAGTTTTGCAGCAAGCATCAATCAATCTGTTTTGCTCCCAAAACAGGTAATTAACAAAATACGAAACGAACTAATTAAGAAACCGACGAATCAAGAGGATGAGCCTCAAAGAGATAAGTCGGATTTTTTAATGGCAAAATTAAATCTTTTAAAACTAAGAAAGGGTGATATTGATGACTAAAGAGCAATATACAAAAATGCGTAATCAGTTGATGGAGGAAGCAGAATCGCTGATCAATGACGGAAAGGCAGAAGAAGCAGAGGAAAAAATGAACGAAGTTAAAAAACTTGACACGAAATGGGAAGAAACGAAAAAAGCAAATGC